GCGTCAACCCTTCAAGTAGAAGGAAACACAATCATAAGTGCTAGTCAATCTGGTAATTTAGATTTTGTCGTGAGAAATACTCATGCAAGTGCTCTGTCTCGTGCTATCATACAAAATAATGGTACTAACTTGAATGCTCAGTTAGTTGCTGATGATGCAAATTCTGTCGCATATGTTGGTTCATCAACTGGAGGTAGTAAGTTCATCTATTTTAAAAGTGGAACGGATGCTTATTTTGATGGTGGAAATTTCGGCATCGGGACCACAAATCCAGCAACAAAACTTCATGTAAACGGAAACATAAGTGGTTCAACAATATACGCTGAAGGTGCTATAAGTGCTAAGAGTGGTAATTGTCAATTCGGTGAAACAGATGGAACTGGTAATACTTCTACTACATTTGTTGTGGCTGCTACCAACACCGCAGGTTCACCAGGAATCGCAACAAGGATAAGGCTTGTTGGTTATGAATCAAGAGGTATTGGTGTTATAACTAAAGATGCAAGTAGTAATCACAAGTTTTTCTCTGGTGTTCCTTATTCTGGAGCAAATATAAATTATACAATCGGTTATCATCCATCAAGTGAAGATTATGCAGGTTATCTATCAACTCATGCTAGTGCTGGTGGTCACGGATCGATTATGGTTATTGATGGACCAAATAAAAGAACTGGATTTGGAGCAGGTTGGGGTGGACAAGGTATGTCACATACTGTTGATGTTTCTGGATCATTTAGGGTTAGAACTCCAGCTCTTGATAATGCATTATTAGTTAACACATCAGGCAATGTCGGCATCGGAACTGCTACTCCAACAAATTATGATTCTTCAGCTGATAATCTTGTGGTATATCAAGGTTCAGGTCATGGTGGTATAACAATCATAACCGATACAAGTAGTTATGGAATATTGAGTTTTGGTGATGGAACAGGTGCTTCTTCCTATAGAGGAATAATTTCATATTTACATAGTGCTGATAGTATGCAATTCCAAACAGCAGGTGTTGAACGGATTAAAATAGATAGTTCAGGCAATGTCGGCATCGGAGTGGTAGATCAAACATATAAATTAGAAGTCAAAGGTGATCATGCTGGAGATGGAATTCAAACACATTACCACAATAACACTAATCCAGCTTGGGAAATTGTAGCTTATGGTACAGATGGTGCTTACATATTTGGTAAAAATAATTCTGCTGTTGTAAAGGTACAAATTAGAACTGATGGTGTTTCTTATTTTAATGGTGGCAATGTCGGCATCGGGACCACAAACCCAAGAACTACATTACAAATAACTAATGCTAATCAAGCTAGTGCAACTGTTTTCGGTCAATGGACACATTGTGGTATCGGTGTTCATAACACTACCCATAATAACACTTATTCACAAATTGGATTTGGTTATATTGTCGGTACAACTTATGCACCAGCAGTAATTTCTTATCATAATCAAAGTGCAACTGCTTACGGACAAGGTTCTATAGTTTTTGGATTAAGAAATTCAACATCAGATGCCGCACCAACTGAAAGAATGCGTATTCGATATGATGGCAATGTCGGCATCGGAGACACCAATCCTGCTGCAGCTAAATTATCTGTAAAAAATGCAACTGGAGCAATATCTGGAATAAAAATTGAACAAGATCAAGGTTATTATGGATTAGAACTAGATCAGGATGGTAATAATGCAGCACTTTATATAGATTCAGAAGCAACTACAAACTCAAGCATTTACATACCTCAACCAGCTAATACTGCTGGTTCTGTTTTTAATGTAGACGGAGCAAATAATTTAACAACTGGAAGAATAGCGTATTTAGGTTCAAATAGTTCAAACACAGGTACAAGGAATCTGGTTGAAATAGTAAACGACCATGCAAGTGCAACTGGTACAACAGCTTTAAAAATCCAACAAGATAGTACAGGACCAGCTTTAGTTGCTATGGGTAATGTCGGCATCGGGACATCTACTCCTGATAGATTACTTCATTTGGCAGCTGCTTCTCCTGCTATAATGTGGGAAGATACGGATATTAGTGGATTAAAACATCAAATTATAGCTGGTGGAAACGCTGGTTTCGAATATTCAGCAGATATGAATAACACAACAGCTGGCTATCATAGATGGGATGTTGGTGGAAGTGTTGCTATGAAATTAATAGAAGGCGGAAGTCTTAGAATCGGAGATGGCACAAATCCTTCATATAAATTAGATGTTGCTGGTACTCTAAGAGCTACTGGTGATGCAACATTTGGTGCAGCTGTTAATATTGCAAATAATCTTTATGTAGATGGAACAGGTGTGATTGCTAGAAGTGGTAATAATAATATGGACTTTTACACAAATAGTGCTTTGAGATTGAGAATAAATGGTTCAGGCAATGTCGGCATCGGGACCACAAGTCCTAATGTGAGACTTCATGTTAAAAATGATTCTAATGGACTGAGTGTCCCTCTTCTACTTTCAAATAATAGTGCAACTGTCGCTGAAAGAGGAACTGCTATACGATTAGGACAAGGAAATGATGGTGCATATACAGCACAAATTGCCGCAATAATGGAGCAGGGAAGTCCAAGTTTTCTAAATCCATCATTGAGGTTTTACACTATGAACAATGCTTCTGCCGCATCATCTTTAGTAGAAAGGATGCGTATTAGAAGTAATGGTAGAATACACATGGGTTCACATACTGCTGATAATGGCCATACTGTTCAGATAACAGGAACATTATATGCATCAAGTGTGATAAGAAGTGCTACCGATGTTGTCGCATATTATAGTTCTGATGAAAGATTAAAGAAGAATATTAAGACTATTGAAAATCCAATAGAAAAGGTGAAAAAACTACGAGGTGTGGAATATGAGTGGAATGATAAACAAGATATTTATGAAGAAGGTACGAAAGATAGTGGTATTATTGCACAAGATGTACAAAAAGTTTTACCTCAATTAGTAAAGGAAAGAGAAGATGGACATTTAGGTGTTCGTCATGATAGATTGGTTGGATTATTGATAGAGAGTGTTAAAGAACAACAGAAACAAATAGAGGAGTTGAAATCTGAAATACAGGAGTTGAAAGATGGCAGTTCCAAGTAGTGGTGAATTATCTTTACGAGGTATCAAAAGAGAAGTAGAAAATAATAATTATTCTTTAGGTGTTAGTCATAGTAATATTTCATTAACAAATTTGTCTAATGGAACTGATGATACTATAAATACAAGAAATATATCGGCAAATAGACCGAATGTTATTGCCCCACATGCTATGAGTGAATTTTATAGTTATGACCATGATGAAGCTAGTATTGCTGGTTATATGGTAGATGATTTTCAAGGAACACCAACATCAACAAGAGCTAATTTTAATACTACTACTTTAGGGGATAGTTTAACTGCTGGGGATGCTAGTGGTGATGCAAGTGGTGCCAGTACATCAGTAAGACCACTATGGTCAACTTTAGGTGGTGCTACATCTTATCATTCAGGTAATCATTATATAAAAATGGCTAATACCTCTAATTCTAATCATTCACAATGGAGAACTACTCAAGTAGATAAAAGAGATTCATTGTCTCAAGCAAGTATTAGTGTTAGTGGTGTCAAATTTTGTTGGGAATTTGGATTTTACATTGCAAGTGCTGGTAATAAAGATTTAAGATTTGTATTAGAGGCTGGTTCAAGTGTTCCTACGGGTACTTGGAATAGTGGTGGTAGTAATTTTAAAATATATGCATTTACATTTGATGATCAAAGTGGATATATAAGATGGCAAAGATGGGGTAGTTCTGGTTCACAAACAACTGTTGTTCAAACATCAAATAGTTCATTTTCATATAATACTAATCATGTATGTAAAATAACAAAAACTTCAGGTAATCTATGGAATATGACAATAGATGGAACTTCTGTTATGAGTAATACTAAAGAAGCTACTAATGCTTATACACAATTCTATGGATATAGATTTTGGACAGCAAAAAGTGGTACAAGTGGAACTGATAATAGAGTTAATTATTTTAAAACTTATAGGGAATAGCAAATATAATGCCATATACAGATTATTATGAAGAACATTTTGGTAAAGGAGTTTTAGCAAGAGTTCAATACAAAGAAATTGATGAAGATTATGAAATCAACACAGGACATGAGATAAACTTTGGTTGTGCCTCACGGTTATTGAATGATATAGATAGTGATATGATTGGTTTAGTATTCTTTGAAACATCAGATTCAACCATGATAAATCAAATAAAAAATCATAGTGATTTGGTTGAACATATTAAAACTTATTCTTAATAGTATTACGAAAATATAAAACTTATATATTTATTAAATATGGAGATAATTAATGCCAAAATTTAGAATAGTAAAACAATATATAACAGGTTCGGATGCACTTTATGTATCAAAAGTAACTGGTAGTGAGGCGACATTGGAATATGAGAGTGAAGCTTCAGCATATAGGAAAATGATAGAATTAGAAGATGCGGATAGTTCAGGAAGAAAGTATAAAGTTATAGAAATTTAAAAAAACTTTCCAAAAAAATACATTTTGGGATTTTTAAGTTATATTTATTAAAGTAATTATATAAACAATATTAAACAATATAGGAGTTACATTATGGCCGATGAAATTAAATTTACCGAAGATGAGTTAAAATCTTTAAGTGAGTTGAGAGAAACTTATGGAAAAGTTCAACAAGACTTTGGTGCATTGAAAGTTAGACGCTTGGTTTTAGATCAACAATTAGAAGAGTTGGATAATGCTGAAGAAGCTGTCCATAAAGCTTATACGGACAACCAAGAAACCGAAAGGAAATTGGTAGAGGAGTTGAATGAAAAGTATGGTCCTGGTTCATTGAATCCAGAGACTGGAGTTTTCACACCAGCACCACAACCAGAAGCTGAGGAAGCACCAGCAGAATCATAAACTTCTCTCGTTGTTGTGTGATTAACACACAAAATTTTAATTAATTTAATTGGGAGAATAAAATGGCTAGTGAAAGAATAGTAAGTCCTGGTGTATTTACACGAGAAAAGGACTTATCATTTCTACCACAAGGTATTGCTGAAATTGGTGCAGCGATAATAGGTCCTACACAAAAAGGACCTGCTTTCGTACCTACTCAAGTAACGAGTTTTGCACAATTTGAAAATATCTTTGGTGGACTAACAACTGATTACTATGTACCTTATACCGTACAGGAGTATATCAAAAATGCACCGACAGTTACGATTGTTCGTGTAATGGGATTAGGTGGTTATCAACACGAATCTGTAGCTTTAATTATGGATAGTGAGGTTGCTGCTGTAATTAAACCAAGTCAAGGTGCTCAAGCTCAAGATTTTAGTGCTGCAACAGTTTCAGCTGGTGGTACTAAGGCATCCTTTGTTTTAAATCTTACAGATGGTGGTGGTGCTACAGGATATAGTGCTTCACTAGATCCAACATCAGATAGCTTTATATCTAAAATCTTTGGAAGTGATCCTACAAGCACTAATGCTAAGGGATATGTTTATAAGAGTTTTAGATCATTTGGTGCAACACAGGCATCAAATTCTGCAGTTACTGTAGGGTTTGCTAATTCTGCTGGTGAAAATTTTAAATTTGATTATAATAATGCAACTACACCATACATCATTTCGCAGAAAGTTGGTGGAACTGCTAAAAATCTATTTAAAGTTAAAACTCGTTCACATGGTGAAGATGTAAATAGTAAATTTAAAATTGCTATATCTGATACTGCAGCTGCAGGTACTGTTCCTGGTAGTGATTATGGTTCTTTCTCATTGAAAGTATTAAGAAATAATCCAGGTCAAAATAATGATGGAGAAGTATTAGAACAATGGGCTAATTTAAATTTCGATCCAGATTCTGGTAATTTTTTACCAAGAGCAATTGGTGATAGATATGTAACAATAGATTCAGAAGGTAAATTAACCTACAATGGTGATTGGCCAAATAAATCAGTTCATATTTACATTAGTGATTATAGTACAAATTTACAAGGTGTTGATGAAGCAATAGTACCTCATGGGTTTTCAGCTGTATCTCATCCTGTAACAGGTTCAGCTATTCCAAGTGCTAGTTTTGTAACTGCACAGACCAATACATTAGGTGTATTTGACCAAAATGTATATTATGGTTGGGATTTTGGTTCAACTGCTTATGATAACCAACAATATCTTGCACCTATTCCAAGTAATGCTGTAGCTGGTGCTAATATTGCATTTTCATTAGAAAATATGGTAGGTTCAGCTGGTGCTAGTGCAATTGGTGCTGATACATATTCAAATGCCGCTGAAGCTATTTCATTATCACTATCTGCAAAACAACAGAGAAAATTTGTTGTTCCATTTCAAGGTGGTTTCAATGGAGTTGATCCAACAGTAAGTAAAAATACTGGTAATGATATTTCTTCTGTTAATACACAAGGATTGGATTGTAGTGGAACTAATAAAAGTGGTTCAGTTGGGTATAAAAGAGCTATAAATGCTGTTTCAAATCCAGATGAATTTGATATTAATCTATTAGTAACACCTGGTATTATACACGAATATCATAGTGGAGTTACCAAACATGCTATATCAAAAGTTGAACAGAGAGCAGATGCTTTCTATGTGATGGATGGTTCAAGATGGGGTAGAAGTGTTTCAAATGCAGTTGCTGATATAAATGGTATTGATACCAATTATTCTGCTGTATATTATCCCTGGGTTAAAATACTTGATTCAGTAAAAAATAAACCAATGTGGGTTCCGCCTTCTGTAGTATTACCTGGTGTAATATCTTTTACAGATAGTGTGGCACATGAGTGGTTTGCACCTGCTGGTTTGAATCGTGGTGGTTTAGGTTCAGTATTAGAAGCTAAAACAAGATTGACACATACCGAAAGAGATGAGTTGTATGAAGGTCGTGTTAATCCAATAGCATCTTTTCCTGGACAAGGTGTTGTTGTTTTCGGACAAAAGACACTACAAGGTAAACCATCTGCATTGGATAGAATCAATGTAAGAAGATTGTTAATTAGACTTCGTAAGTTTATTGCAAGTTCTTCAAGATTCTTAGTCTTTGAACAAAACACTGCTGCTACTCGTAACAGATTCTTAGGAATAGTTAATCCTTTCTTAGAATCAGTTCAAGCAAATAGTGGTTTGTCAGCATTTAGAGTGTTAATGGATGATTCCAATAACACTCCAGTTGTTGTAGATAGAAACCAATTGGTCGGACAAATCTTTATTCAACCTACAAGAACTGCTGAGTTCATTGTGTTGGATTTTGTAATCTTACCTACTGGAGCTGCGTTCCCAGAGTAAGTCTAACTTATACATATAAACGCATTGAGAAGCCCCACTTTTTTAGTGGGGTTTTTCTTTTTATAAATAACTTCAAAAAAACTATGAATAATGATAGGATACTACTATTCATTTTTTTTAATTTTCTTATATTTATTATTGTATAATATAACCAAACTTTTGGAGAATATAATGGCTGATATTTTAAATGCAGACGAAATCTTTTTTACCCCGTTTGAACCGAAAACAAAAAATCGGTTCGTTATGTACATTGAGGGTATTCCATCTTATTTTGTAAAAACAATGGCCAGACCATCTATTACTTTTGAAGAAATAGCGTTAAACCATATCAATACTACAAGATATATTAAAGGTAAGGGAACATGGGAAACAATGGAAGTATCATTGTATGATCCAATCGTTCCAAGTGGTGCTCAAGCAGTAATGGAATGGGTAAGACTACACAAAGAATCCGTTACGGGTCGTGATGGGTATAGTGACTTTTACAAGAAAGAAATT